CTTATTTCTATATCAGCTCTACAGTATCTTTCTAAGCTGTTTGCTAATATATTCTTATACAAATAACTTCCTGTTTCATTATGCTGACTATATTGAGAAAAAGTACCGCCTTTAATATAATTTATTGTATTAAACGTGGTAGCTGTTCTGGTTCCAGGAGCTGTTCCTAATCTTCCTGCCTCACTGGCTATAGCTACATTGGTTGGTGGGTCTTGATCTAGATTATCCATGTTGTTTGCTGTTCGTAATAGTACTCTTCCAGATATTTGATAATAAGACCCTCCAAGATGTAGGTTCCATTGTACCAACACATCGCTTCTATCGTATTTTCTCTCAAAGACACAAGAAAGTCCAGTTATTTCTGTGAATGTTGTTAAACCAGATGAAAGTGTATATTGAGCATCAAAAACAGTGTGAGCATAATTAATAATTGTTCCACCCTCTGTTCTCAAAGAGCTTTGATTGTCACCAATAACAAGTTGTTTTTCTAGATTATTAGGTCTTATTTCGTCTACATGTACACCATATCCAGTAAAGAATGAATCTGAAGGAGTTGGACCGCCCATTATATTATTCTCTTCCTATAACTTTTGTTGTAAGAAACATATCCTTTTTTATCTAGCCATTTTTGTGGGAGACCTTTTGATATATCTTTTTCTAAATGAAGAAGAGGATCGTGAGATCCTAATACAATATAATTTGCTTTAACTGCTTCGTTTGCCCATTTTTCAAAGTGTGCAAACAATTTCATACCCGCTTTGCTTTTACTATCTTTACTATACCAGAATGTTACTACAGCTTCGACTTCGCCGCTCCATGGATACGGACTACTAGAAGTAGCAAATAAGTAAGCCTTCAGTTCATCGTTCTCCCAATAACCATGACCATAATTTTTTCTTTTCCACTGATTACATGCTGTAATTATTTTTGTACAAAAATCCACATGATGTTCTCTATCATAAACATCTGTATATGTTGGTACAGCTTGTTCTCGTGATAGTTCTACTAAATCCCATAAATCAGAATCATTAAACAATCGAATCATACTATTGTAAGAGTCCCTTCGATAATTAAATTAGCTGTACATTCTATTGGACCTGCGCAAACTGCATTGAAATCATCAGGAATAGTTGTTTCTACATCAATTTGTCTTGTATGAATTCTAAAAATATCTTCGCGGCCATCATCAGAACCCGATCCAGCAGCATTTTTGCTACCATAATTACCAACAAACGCGCCACCAATTTTTGGAGTAATTTGATCTCCAGCAGCTAGTTTCAAATCACCATCTGCTTCAAATGCGTCTGCAATAGCTCTTGCCTTACTCATTGGTTTCTCCTATTATACTGCACCGTTTGGACCAACACCAGCGCCATTTAGTGCAGTTGTGTGATTAGTGTTTTGTTCATACCTATTGTATCTTAATACATTTGGATCCATCTCTATTGCTTCAAAAAACGCGTACTGCGAATGAGGAAAATAACCAGTACCGGTACTACTCTCATATCCGGTAAGACTATATCTTAAAAAATTGGTTGTATTTGGTACATCTATCCCACTAAACGATGATGGAGTAACATGAGCGTTATTATGCTGCTGAAAATATGATACGTTTGTAGCGCTACCGTCTCCCTCCGCCTGCAGATGTGCTACATTTAGTGCTTCCCCGGAAAAACCATCAAGAGTAGTTGATTCTCCTCTCAATATTGTTATATAATGATATCCTGCGCTGACGTATGATGTAGCGAAAGCTCTTAATAAAATAACACTATCGTCTTTTTTAGGAGCAAATCTTATTATCAAAGATGGATTTTCTGCGGCAGCCCCCATCGTAAGATCAATTGCTCCAGAAGTAAAGGTGTGCTGTGCTCTTGAAGCAACATAATATCTTGCTCTGACACCTGGACCACCAGCAGTAGAAAAACTACCATCACTCCATGTTATACTATTAGCACTCATAATAATAGCAGGAGATCCTAAACCATTATCAATGTTTAACGATCCTCCAAGAGAAACATCATTAGTTACATTTAGATTGTCGGATACATTTAATTCATCACTGAATGTTGAATTGCTGCTTACAGTAATACCAGAAGCACTCGAGAAAGATACACCACCTGTGAAAGTACCGCCTGTACTTGCAGGAACAACATCACTTAATTCTGAAACTTGGAAAGCATATATATTTAATTCATCATCTGCGTTAGCTCCTGAAGTAAGAACAATAGTATTACCAGTAGATGCTGTATAATCTGTTCCCTCTTCTAAAACAATACCATTGAGTGTTACAAGAACACTTCCTGGGGTATAACTAAGAACAGCACCAGAGTCTGTATTAGCAGCTTCAAAGGTTGTTTGTCCATTGTACGAAGTATATTTGAAAGTAGAGAATGTTGAAGCACCAGAGTTTGTTTGCCATTGACCAGTAGCTGAATTATATCTTAAAACATCACCATTAGCAGGTGTAGAAAAGTTTACATCAGTTAATGATGTTAATGCACCAGTAAACGCTTCTGTGTCTTGTTGTAGACCAGTGTGAAATTGAATAGCATCAGCTAGTTCTCTGCCCGGTGAATTAGCCATTTATTACTCCCACTCAAGTGCTGGTTCTGTTGGCCATGTCACATCTGCATGACTTGGTTCAGAAGATTTAATTGCTCTCAACGAAGCTCTGTATGTAGCAAAGTTTGTTTTACACGTTGATGTAAGACCACAGTCTGGTAGCTGTGTCCAGTCAGTATCTTTCAAAACCCACCTAGCAATATCCCATGGTTCCATTGATGGATTATTATGACTATTTAAAAACTTTCCCATTTATACCTCTATTTTTAATTATTTATGTTATGAAACTTCAATAAAAACACCCATCAACGCTTGTTGGCCTGGATCATCTGTTGATATAGTTTGAGATCCGGTTTTGCTCATTGGTTTTATTTTTTTAGGATAGCCAATAAATCCAAAATCTGGGGCATCGCCGCCAGCCTCGCTTAAAAAACCATGACCAATATGCATATTGGACGTGGCCTCTGGCCATGTCATAACAGGCGTTTGTGCATTTCTTCCGCTAAGATTAACATATGCTATGGTAACAGCATCTCTATTAGTATTAACATTAGATTCTGATAAAGATATACTAATAGCCACCGAGTCTCTTGCTGATGTAAAATTTCTAACATTGTCGACACTAGTGATAGGAGCATCTCCTTCAAAAACATTAATTAAATAAGAATATATATCATCACCAGTCCAGTTAACAGTGACTGTACTACCGGCGTCTCCAGATTCTATTATTTTATACCACATTTTGCCTTGTACCGGAGTACCATTTGCTGATGTATCTCCAATATATGTCCACCCCGTTGGGTTTTGATGATTCGGGGAAGCGGTATCATCTGTCCACACTGACAATATAGATAAATCGCCAACTGATGCTTCAGATGGTATGGTCACATCAACGCTAGTACCAGTACCACCCGCACCCATTAATTCTCTTGCAAAAACTTTATGATAAACTTGATTTAATCCTTCTCCCTCCGGATCCGTAATAGTAAGTTTTTTAACAGTTAGTTCATCATCTACACTCAATGTAAATGTTGAAATATTATTGGCCAGTAATTGATCTATGTTTCCATTAGCAGCATAAACAGATCCTGTTGTAACAATATCCAATGTTGTATCATTACCATTAGTGAGCACTCGAGTGAGATCTGTATCTTCTCTCAAGTCTCTAATGTTTTCATCCATTTCAGCAAAGGTAAGAGCACTACCCTTATCTGTTCTTTTGGTAATAGTCATCCTGTGTTTGCTCCTGCTTGATTATAATATACACCAATATAACTTACAAAGTTTCCTTCATCATCGTCACCTGGATTATCTTCAAAATAATCTCTGCTTATAAATCCAAATATATCTTCTTCTGCTTCAGTCAATGGTTCTTCAAAAACATACAATTGAGCAACTAGTGCTGCTCTTTCATCTGATCCAACTGCTGTATCTTTTATTTGATCAGCAATAGCAAGATAGTCTGGATTAGCCATTTACAATAACATTCCCTGATCCTGTTGCTGCAGCATTTGGAACCCAAGAACCATGTCCTCCTGTTGCATCACCTTTTCTATGTACACATATACCATTTGCAAATACATTAGGAGAACAACCAACTGCTGGATCCCCACAACCAGTAGTATCTCCTTTTCTTACAACTGCTGCACCATTAGCATTTACATTAGGACTTCCAACCGCATAAGAAGTCTTATGAAAAGGGTTTGGTGTTGGACTAGCATGTCCAATATGTGAATCTAATCCTACTCTTACTTGTCCTGGCATTAGTTCAGATTGATTACTCCTGCATCTGCATCAATTTCAGTACTTGCATCTAAGTCTAGTGTACCTGTGATATTAGTCTTTTGATTGTTCTTATATGTTTCTGTTACTGTACCATCGACTGTTTGAGTCAATGTTCCTTTAATATTTTCAACTACATTTCCATCAACTTGTATATTCCAATTGCCTTTTATATACGTTCTACAATTAGTGTCAACTGTTAAGTTAACGTCTCCTTTAACGTTGATGTAATCCGTTCCTGCCACGACGGTGTAGTTGTTTGCGACAATTCTTGTTGATCTATTGCCATTTGCGTCAATTTCATAGAATGTTCCTTTTCTGTGATATTCATGTATTCTCTCAGTCCCGACTGAATCATCGTACTCTTTAATGTGGCCAGATTCTGTCTCAGTAACATGATTTTTTGGGTAGACTGCGTCATAGGCTGACTCTGGTTCATCCCACGAAGTCCCACCATTGGCTGTTGGTACGGATTTTGTTCTTGCATCATTTTTCTTCTTTATAACTGG